TTGAGTCTTATGTATCTGCAGGTACTAGCTACGACACTTACTACATCAAATTCAATGAGTATGACAAATCTGCTTACTCTTGGGGTGACTACATCAAAGAAGACTCAATGGTTATCTTAGCTGTAGCTGCTGGTAGCAATATTGGTGGAGATATCGAAGAGATATTAGTAGAAGCTTTAGGTGCTGTAAGTGCAGATAACACTTGCATCACAACCACAACTTCTACCACATCTTCTACTTCAACTACTTCAACTACCACTACTAACATCCCTTAATCTGAGTTAGTAAATAATTGTTGATAAACCTTAAGTGTCAGAGGGTGAGAGGATCTTCTCAAAATCCTCTGGCACTTTTTATTTAAAAGAGATGGCAGATTTAAGACTAGACATTCTAGTAATTCCTACATACAATACATACACACTGGGTGTTGCTGATGCTTCTACGTATCCAACTAACCCACCTGTTGTATCATCTCCAACAATCACAATCATTGTTCCTACATTTGGAGAGGTAACTCTTCCATTTAATGTAAATGACTTCAACGTGTTTACATCAACCACTTTAGGAATCACTGCTGTTGGAGAACCCATGTTGCCTCTTCCTGATGGAGTTTATACTCTAACTTACACTGTTTCTCCTTCTTATGAGAACACTGTAACCAAAACCATCATGCGTACAGAAATAATCCAAGAAAAGTTTGATAAAGCCTTTATGAAGCTTGATATGATGGAATGTGATAGAGCTATTAAGACTCAACAAAAAGTTGACTTAAACAGCATCTATTTCTTCATTCAAGGTTCAATTGCTGCTGCGAACAACTGTGCTATTGATGAAGCTAATAAACTTTATGTTCAGGCAGACAAGATGTTAAACAACTTTATTAAAAACAACTGTGGTTGTTCAGGAAACAACTACGCTCCTAACTTCTATTAATATGGCACAGTGCTCAAAATGTGGAACTAAGGTAGGTTGTGGCTGTCAGTTAATTAATGGTCTATGCACCTATTGTCATAAAGCTGCTCAGAAGGCAGCAAAATCTTATAAGTATGTTGCAGCCAAGCTTAACTAATTGTATTGAATGTAGCACTATCCCAGTGCTTCTAGAAGACATCGATTGCAAGCTAAAGGAGTTAGCTGGTAATCTGTATAATAACACAATATATTCACTCAATCTTCCAGTGAATGGTGTGGTGTTTCTGGACTTAACAAACTACAAACGTATTCTTACATACAAGTTTTGTAACCCAGACTACGCTATGCCTTACACTGTGGATATGATTGCAAGTAGAGTAAAACTTTTAAAATATAAATAAACCATGGCTTGTTCAAATTGCTATAATGGATGCACAGAGATAGTATCAGATAAGTGCGTAAAATATACAGGAGTAGATGTTCCTGTCTTAGGAATTCAAAATGGAGATTCTCTATCTTATGTAGAACAAGCTCTAATCGAATTCCTTACATCTACACTAGATGGTACTGGTATCAAGATTACTATTGATCCAGACATCTTGTGTCCAGTTGTTTCTGACAATCTTCCTACATGTGGAGACTTAACTGCTGTAGACCTATTCAATGCTCTAATCAAAACAGCTTGCTTCATTGAGGAGCAAGTGTTAGCATTAGAAGCTAAGTTTGCTGAGTTAGAGCAAGGATATACAATTGATTGCTTAGAGGGATCTCCTGATCCAACTAGCACTTATGAGGTGTTACAGGCTGTTATCAATAAGTTATGTGGATTAGAAGATGACCTAGCTGCCTTAGCTATTGATGTAGATGCTAACTATGTAAAGCTTGCTGACCTAGATGCTTTGATTCAAGCGTATTTAGATAGCTTACCTGGTGGAAGCAATCAACAGTATTTGAAGATGGTTCCTTATACAGCTGTAGAATACTATGGTCCACTAAGTAACTTTGATAGTACAGGTAAGGGTTTATCTGCTCTTGGTTGGGATAAGATCTATTTATGTAATGGTGCCAATGGTACTCCAGATAAACGTGGTAGATCACCTATTGGTGCTATCCAAGGTGTTCCTAGCACAGCTGGCTTAAGTCCTATTGTAGATCCTACATACGGTAACTTTAACTATGAGGTATGGCCTGGTGGTAATAGTACTAATGGTACAAACACAGTTACATTAAGTGCTAACCAGATCCCATTACACACTCACCCAGCAACAGCTATTTCTGTTCCTTCTCCAAATCCTCACAGTCACTCTGTGTCTGTGGCTACATATGATGCTAATATAGATGGTCCTACAGGAAACCAAGTTGAATTAGGTAGTGAAACAACTATCACATCAAGTGCGGTTACATTAACTATTGATACAACTGTAAATGTTGCAGCTCAAACATCTGGTGGTCAGGCTCACGCTAACGTACACCCTGTATTAGCTTGTTACTACATCATCTACCTTCCATAATCTTAAAATCAATAACAAATGGCTTGTTTACCTGGAATGCCTTGTTATGGGCAACTAACTAGAATAGTATATCCAAAGGGATGTGATCCGTGCTTGTACGTAACTACAGATGCTACTAGAGTTATTTACAGTGGACCAAACCTTTCTTGTACTGGTATTCAGAACGGAGATTGTTTAGAAACAGCTCTTGAGAAGATTGATGGTAAGATTTGTTCTGAGCAACTAGTATCACAAATATTAGATACGATTGCAAACAATCCTGTTCTTCAGGCTTATCTTTGTAATCTAATATCAACATGTCCTGCTACCACAAGTAGTACGACTACTGTATTGTAATTAAAACCTCTAAATAAAACGAAATGACAGTATTAATTTATTTAACAACCGCTGGTGCTGGCACAGGACCTTTTAGCCTCTACTCAAATGTAGATGGTTATGTTACACCTTTTGAAACAGGTGTACCTAAGGTGTCCTTAACAACCCTTCCAGGATATACAACAGCTCTTGTTCCTAATGGAACAACAACTATTCGTGTTCAGTCAACTGGTGCATGTACAAACTACATTGATATAGTGATTGGTGCAACTACAACCACCACCACTACAGTTCCTGGAACAACCACAACTACCACTACAGTCCCTGAGGATGTAATATTAACTTACTACTACAGAGGAGCAACTGATACAAGTGGTGCAAATAACATATTTGTTTACGAACTTTCTAGCCCTCTTTCAACAAACATCACCTTAAGTGGTGCAGAAATTGAAGCATACAATGATGGTGGTGCTTGTTCAACTATTGCACACTCAGATTTATCTGGATCAGTTACAATCACTGCAGGAAATGTTGCTGGTATCTATACAACATCTTCTCAGTTCTGCGATCAAAGATATAGAAGGTTAAACACAATTACTGTTAACGGAACCCCAGCTGTTAGTGGTGATACAGTAATAGTTGGTGGAACTCCTGTTATAGTTCTTATTAGCACAGGTTGTGGTATATTAAGTTGTATCAACTAAAACCAATTAAATGGTAGTAACTATAACAATAACATTAGCTGGACCTGGAACAGGACCATTTGATTTATATTCTGATAGTGATGGCTTTTTGGTACCCTTTGAAACAGGGGTATCAAAAGCTGCACTAGAAGCAGGATATACATCTACATTGGTTCCTAATGATGCTACATTGATTAAGATTGTATCAGTAGGTGTGTGCACTGACTATATTACTATTGAAATAGACTTAGCAAACTACATAACCACTACAACAACAACTACTGCTGTACCAACTACGAGCACTACAACAACCAATCCTTATATCCCAACTACAACTACTACAACTACAATAGCAGCAGGAATTAGCTGTTATACAATAGATTTGACAAGTGGATATACAACTGGTTGTGCATCTGCTCCTGGAGTTTACTATACAGACCCTACAGAGACTTATACAATCACTCTTAGAGATTCTATGGGTAATCCTATTACAACTCCTACAAACATCTATTTCGGTATCTCTTGGACATCAACTGAGGTTCAAGAAACTGGAACAGTTATTACACCAAATAGTAGTACTTTCTTTGTACCTGCTGGTAGTAGTTCAACATTCCAATACTTTACGATCACTCAAACAGTGAATTGTGATTACAGTGGAGCATGTAATGGAAGCTGTTATATTGCAGTTAGTGATATTACAATCACACCACCAGAGGGACTTCCTCTTTGTGAAATCTAAAAATCCTGTTTTGTTGGTTTTACAGGATTCTCCCAGGGTACCTAGTGCTCTGGGAGTTTTTATTTATAATTAAATTGGTTATACACAATAACCTATCTAGTTAAAAATATTTGGTTTTTTTAAAAACAATTGCTACCTTTACTGTAATTTTAACTAAAATCGACTTAATATGTCTGAAAATCAGCAACTTTTGGACCAGTTGGGACAGCTGGTACGATGGAAAAAAAGCAAAAAGTTCTACGCTGAGAAGCTTGGGATTACAGAAGAAGAAGTAAGTGCGTTATTGAACGAATTAAAAGAGATTGGTGTTGAGGAAGTTACACAAACAGAAGATGGATCTGTAACTGTTAAGTTTACAGAGGATGTACAAAAAGGAACTGGAGAGATCGTATTTAACTCTGATGTAGAAATTAGAACGCTTGATGAGCTCATCGAGAAATGTAACATTGATACACAGAAGTGGGACATTACCAAATATGTACAGAACTACTGGGGTAACGGAAAGAACCCACATTGGCAAGTAAAAGCTTGGTTAAGTAAAAAAGGAGAAGAACAACTGTTTCAAGATAGTTTTGTTGACTTCTTAGCTAGTTACGAACCTGCTGCACAACTTGTTGAAAAACCTAAGTATAATGACAAAGAGGATGCTTGTTTAGTTATCAACAAACAAGATGCTCACTACAACAAAAGTGATATCGATGGTCACAATGATATGACTCAAAGATTTGTAGATGTCAGAGAGAAGATTGGCATAATTATTAATCAAGCTGAACTATCTAACTACTTAACTGATATTAAGTATATCATCGGTTCTGATGAGTTCAACAGTGAATTCACAGGAACTACAACTAAAGGAACTCCACAATCAAACCTCACTTCATACTACGAATCTTTTAGAAAGATCTGTAACCACGAAGTTGGTATGATTAATCTGTTATTAAACTCTGCAGAAGCTGTAGAGATTGTTTTTGTTTCAGGTAATCATGATGAGTTTGTAGGTTGGCATATGATCAACTGGTTACAAACTTATTTCAGAAATGAACCAAGAGTTACATTCGATGCTTCTCCTAAGTACAGAAAGTATGTGAGCTATGGAGATTCAGCAATGATGTTTAATCATGGTGATGCAATTAAACCTGCTAAGCTAGCTGCAATCTTCCCAATGGAATATAGAGAAGAATGGTCATATCATAATAACTTCTACATATTCACAGGAGATAAACACCATGAAGTTAGTCAAGACTTCAATGGTATTAAGTTCTATCAGATACCAGCGTTCTCTAACGCTAAGAGTGTGTG